GCGACTACCTGCAGGCGACGTTCGGCATCGAGCTCCAGCAGCCGAACGGGCGCCCCGATCCCGAGAGCGCCAAGGCGGCCATCTTCTGCGACCCGCATGGCAAGGGCGACGGGGACACCGACTACCAGACCGTCTACATGGCCATGCAGCGCGAGGGGCTCGACGTGTTCTCCCCGGCCAAGAAGCGGATCAACCGCGCCGCGCGCGTGGCGATGGTCAACCGGCTGTTCTGTGACGCAGCCGAGACCCCCAGGCTCCTGATCGCGCTCGATCCCAAGACCGGCGAGCCCTGCGCCCCCAAGCTGATCGAGGCGCTCGAGTCGCTGCAGAAGAAGCCCGGCGACGACGACGCCGAGGGTAGCCAGAGCAAGGACGAGGACGACAAGACGCACCTTCCAGCCGCACTCGGCTACGGGCTCTGGCTGTTCGAGCAGGAGGCCTACACGTCCGACACCATCAGCCGGGCACGCAAGGCCGCGGCGCGGAGACTGTCATGACCCCGACCCCGCTGATCGAGCTCTACGGCGCGCCGACCCACGAGGACCTCATCGCGTGGGTGCGGGCGGAGTACGGCATCGGCAGCAACCAGACCAGCAACCCGCACCGCGCGCGCCGCGAAGAGATCGCGCGCCGCGTCCGGCTTTACCGCGACGACGCCGAGGCCGACTTCACGGCGATCATCCGCCGGATCTTCGAGGACTCCGAGGTACAGCGCCAGCGGATCGCGCTGATCGAGGTCGCGAAGGAGCAGAACGTCAGCCGCCGCATCGTCGAGGAGGTCGCAAGCCTATACGACCGCCCCGCCGTCCGAACGCTGCCAGACGCGAGCTCGAACACGCTGTTTCACGAGGTCGAGCAGCGCACCAGCCTGCACGAGGTGATGCAGACCAAGCAGCGGCTGCTGCTGCTCTGCAACGACGTGCTGATCTGGCAGTTCGATGGCGTCGACGGGAAGAACAAGCTCCGCGTCGTCACGCCTGACCTGTTCGATGCGCTGCCCGATCCGCGCGACTCGAGCGTGATGGCCGGGCTGCTGCTCGACGTCTGCCCGTTGTCGATCCTCCCCGGCCGCGATCAGCGCGCGCACTACGAGCTCTGGGATGCCGTGTACCGGTACCAGCTCAATGCCGCGGGCCAGCTGCTCGGGATCATCGAGCACGGCATCGGCCGCATTCCGGGCGCGCTACTGCACCTGCGCGAGCCCACCGATCGGCTGCTCGACAGCCGCTCCGGTCGCGACATCACATCCGCGCACCTCGGGACCGCGGTGCTCAACGTGATGATCATGCGGCTGTCCAAGTCGCAGGGCGAGCGCCAGCCGGTGCTCAAGGGCCCGCTCGCGAACGTCGCCAAGAACCAGCGCATGGACGGCGAGTCACCGATCGCGCTGCCGCCCGAGGTCGAGGCCATGATGCTCGACACCAAGACGGACCCCGACCACTACCTCGCGGTCAAGCGCGAGAAGCTGTCGAGCGTCGCGCAGACCTACGGCATGAGCTACGAGCAGCTCGCCTACCAGGAGACCAGCGACACCGCGAGCGGCAAGGTCTACCAGCTGCGCCGCGAGAAGCTCACCGAGCTCCGCTCCGAGCAGCGCCGGCGCGCGCTGATGGACGAGCGCGAGATCGTGCTGCTGCTGGGATTCGACCCGACGGGCATGCGCGTCGATTACCGCGAGCAGGCGCTTCCGCAGGATGCCTCCGAAGAGATCCAGCTGCTCGTCGACATGACCAAGCTCGGCCTCGACAACCCGATCGCGTACCTCATGCGCAAGGACCCGGACATCACCGAGGCTGAGGCGTGGAAGCGCCTGCGCGACAACCTCGCCGTGTGGGCGAAGGTCGTGATGATGCAGCGCGACCTGAACATGCCGAACGAGCCGGGCAACCCTGGCCGGTCGCCGCAGGCCAACGGCGCCATGGGTGGCGCGGATACCGCGGGCGATACGTCCGGCGACACGTCGGGCGACACCGCTGCGAACGACGGCGCAAGCACCGAGTACGCGTCGTAATCCTGAACGGGCCATGCGCCCGTTCCCTACGGTGAGGGTACTCGGCAACGAGGATGGCCACCGCGGCCTAACGCGGGGAGCAGCATGCCCGAAGAGAACCCCACCCAAGGCTCGGAGCCGACTCCGACCGAGACGAGCGAGCAGCCGGGTAGTCCGCCGGCGGGAGCCGCGCCTGCGTCCAGCGAGCGCCGCTTCTCTCAAGAGGACGTCGATCGCATCGTCCAGCGTCGAGTCGCAGAAGAGCGTCAGCGCACCCAACGTCAGGCGCCGGCCCCCAAAGCCCAGGCGCCCGCCGGCACCAGCCCGCCGGCATCGAGCTCCACGGTCACGTCCGAGGACGTCCAGCAGATCGTCACACGCGCGACCACGTTCGCGCGGGTGACTGCTCAGGCTGGGCTGACCGATCGGCAGACCGAGCTCATGGAAAGGGCCATGCAGGTCGAGAACCCTGCGGACGTCGGTGCGTGGTGTCGGGGCTATCTCCAGGCCATGGGGCTCGGAAAGCAGCCTGTGTCCATCCCCGTTCAACCGCCAGCAGCATCCCCGACCGAGCCGCCCAAGCCGCCCGCGTCCGCGCCGTCCTCGAGCCAGCCAGCCGCCGTTCTCCCGATCACGACGGGCGGGCTCGTCGACATCTACTCGTTCACGCCCGAGCAGCTCGCCGCGATCACCCCGCAGCAGCTGCGCGAGCACCACGAGAAGAACGTCGCAGCAGCGCACGCGCGGAACGGTGCGCCGCCGCTCCCTCGGATGATGCAGAGGAAGTAGCCGCCAATGGCTGTCACTACCAGCACCGACGTCACCAAGACCATCTACGCGAAGGTCATCGAGTCGCTCATCGCGATGTACCAGTACGACGAGGTCACCGCGGTCCCGTTCTTCCGCTACAAATCGCTCGTCGATACGCCGTCCGCCACCGCGTCGTTCCCGCGCTACGCCAAGAACTCGATGGGCGCGGTCGCGACGGAGACCACGTCGCTCACCCCGACCACGTGGGACCTGTCGAGCGCGGTCGATATCGCCGTCGCGCGCGTCGGCATCGCGCGCGAGATCACGAACACCGCGATCGAGGACTCGATCCTCGGCCGCGCGCTGTACACGAGCGAGCTCGTCCAGGACGCCGCGCGGCTGTTCGGCGAGGCGCTCGACACCGACGGAACGGCCCTGTTCGGATCGCTGACGGCCTCGGTCGGAACGACCAACGTCGCGCTCACGATCGCCGTCCTGGTCCAGGCCATGGCGACGCAGCGCGCGAACAAGGCGCGCGGTCCGCAGGTGTTCCACCTGCACGACTTCCAGATCAAGGACCTCCAGCAGGCGCAGATCGCGTCTACGGCGACTCCGTGGACCACGTTCTTCGCTCCGAACGCGGACGGTTCGCAGTTCGGCGGGTACTTCATGAACGCTCCGGTGTGGAGCTCCTCGAAGAACCCGACCGCCAACGCCGCGGTCGATCGCGTCGGCGCGTGCTTCTCGCAGGGCCAGGCGATGCCGCAATACTGCGCGTTCGCACTGGTCGTGAAGCGCATGCCATCGAGCCTCGAGCAGTCGGACATCCTCCAGGACGCCAACATCTGGGCGAGCTTCGCTCGTTACGGAGTCGGCATTCCGGCGAACTCCTTCGGCACCAAGATCATCAGCAAGAACGCCTGAGGAGCAGACCCGATGAAACTCGTCGACTTCTCCGAACGGCACGCCGCCGGCAAGCGCTTGGCGGTGCTGGTGCTCGAGCTCGAGCTCGAGAGCCTTCCTGGAGCGCTACAGAAGCTGTCCGGGCTCGAAGTGCCCGAGCAGCTCACCGCGGGCCTCGAGCGTCTCGTTCTCGAGGCCAGCATGCACCGCGACGTCATGGACGCCGAGCGATCTGCCGAGCTCGCCCGGCTCCAGCCGCCGCAGGAGCCCGCGGACCTCCCGCCGCCGCCAGCCGCGAAGCCCAAGGCCAAGTAGTCCCATGCAGGACATCATCCAGGCACAAACCGCCGCGACCGCCGAGGTCGCGGTCGGCGCGGCGTCCGCGGCCATGGGGCTCGCGCTCACCGAAGGCATGACCGTCGTGGTCGTGTCGACGACGGCGGCATGGGTGAAGTTCGGCACCGCGCCGACAGCGGTGGGGCGCACCACCGGCAACCACTACATCCCGCCGAACGTGCCCATGGCGTTCGCGATCGGCGCGGGCATCACCGGTGCGGCGATCATCCAGGACGCGGCCGGCGGCTTCGCCACGATCGCGTATGCGGTGAACTGACTCAACGATCCGTAATCCTGAAGATGGCATCGCCGCGCGCCGCATGGTGAGGCCATGCAGCACGCTCCGATGCCACCTGCAGCCGGAGGGCGCGTCTATCAGCTGACGGATACCACCGTCAGCCCGACGCGCCCCGCTGGACGAACCGATGATGGGCTGCCGCGCGAGGAGACCATCCCGGCGCTGCCGTCGGAGAAGTTTGTCGATCTCGACGGCAATATCTGCGACGTCGCGCTCCGCAATGGCCGAGCGCCAAGCGCCGATGCCGCCGCGGACGAGCGCTACGGAGCACTCATGCGGCGCGACCAGATCACTGCGGGATGCCTGCCACTCGGCGAGTGCCCGTACACCGCAGAGTATCGCCGCATGACCGGAGCGCAGACGTTGCTCGGTGACCTTCCGGCGGGGGAGAAGGACTGCAGCGGCAAGCCCGAGGGCTGCGAGCACCTCTGGGACAAGGTCATCAAGCCGCGGCGCGCGAAGGCGCGGGCCAAGTACGAGTCCGATGAGATCAAGCAGCGCGGAATCACCCAGGAGCAGGCCGAGCGCCTGGTGCGCTCCATGGCGCAGGGGTTCGCGGCCGGCGGCAACCAACCTGCAGACGGTGCCCCCGGCGCCGGCGACGCCCG